CACTTAACGCACGAACTATATCAATATTATCATGATATCCTAAATTTCTTATTGCATTAGAATAGCGTCGATTATGCTCAGCTTGTGTAACCATATTACTGTCGTTGTATCCCAAATCAAAGTTTTTCCATGCGTCAATAAGATAAAACATTTTTGGGGTTGTATTTGCATGAATGTACATGCTAAACTTTGCTTTAGCTACACCTACTTCGGCACATATACCTTCTGGTAAGATTTTAATTAGTTCGTTTCTATCAAAATTAAATATCATAGACTTGCATCCTCCATGCCTGCAACTCTAAGTTTAACTACATTTGTTATCTGCCATTGTTTTTGATCAAGTGCTTTTAATACGCCTAACCACTTGTTACGCATTAGCGCAAACTCGTTAATAATCTTTTCATAGTCAACAACGTCTGCCTCACCGTCTACATATTTTTCTACGTCACGGCTTGACAGAGCTCGTTGATAGCTTTCGAGATATTGTTTAAAGAAAGAACTACGTAATCTACGAAGCTCAATATTTAAATAGTTTAGAATTGCTTCTAGTTCTTGTAGCTGATTAAATCGGTGTTCAACTATACCGGGCATCTCAGACGCAGCACGTTCAACATTACCCTTTAGTTTTACTTCTAATTTTGCATCTACAAGTTCAGTCTCGAAGTATTGGATAGCAGCAGGGATTTGGTTAATATCCCTGCTTACATTACTATACCAGCCCATTTACTCGTCCCATTCAATTTCATCATCAACATATGCATCGGCATCTATTTCTAAATAGTAACCAATTGCAGTGTCTAGATTTGAATCTACTCCTAGGCAATCTTTTAGTGTAATATCTTCTACACCATAGTCGGCAAGAAGATCTACATACTTCTCAGCGACTAGCTCGATTTGTTTTTTGTCTAAATACTCTTTAAACAAAGACCAAATATCTGATATTTGTTCCTCATTCACTGTTTTGCTCCTCATTCTTCAACAGCCTCTTCATCAGCTGTCTCTACTGTGTCATTATTTACCACAGGAGCAATTTTTTCTTCATACTGATTCATTACCATATCTAACTTTGGACCAATCCATTGCTTACGATAATCAAGATGTTCTTCACCATTTACATCAATATATTTTAGACGATTGCCTTGCTTAACAAGCAAGCCTTTCTTTTCAAACAATTCAACTAGACCGCTATACGGATTCATGCCAGTTTCGTAAGGAATTTTAACTTGCACACCTTCGAAAGGTTTTGCATAACGTGTCTTCATTACCTTACAACCAGCTCTAATACCCATAACTTCTGAGATCTTATTACCTGCTTCGTCTTCTTTTAGTTTCATTTTCTTCATTGCAACAACAATACTTGATGCATAGATAAATCCACTACCGCCACTAATCTTATCATCTGGATCAAACATGTCCTGTGATGCATAAGTATGATTAGTACATACTAATCCTACATTAAGAGAGCCAATCATGTTAACAGTATTACGGACTAATGAAGTTAGTGCTTTAGGCTTACGACCCATATCACCTTTCATGTCACCTTTGTTAAACTGATCAACATCAGTAGGAGTTAGTAACATACCCAACGAATCAATTACAAATAATACTTTAGGACGGTCTTCTTCGTCCATTGCTTTAAAATCTGTAATAAATGTTGAGATAGTCTTTGCTACATCGTCAATCATTGACATGTTTAGTTTAAGAAGTTTATCTTCACTAGTGTCAACGTCTAGAGCATGTAGCCAACTTTCATCAAGTGCATTTTCTGAGTCAATTAATACTACAAAAATACCTTGATCTTGTGCGTGTTTTACAATATTACCTGAGCAGAAATAACTTTTTCCTGCGCCTGATTCTCCTGCAAACACCGTTACCTTACCTAGCGGAACGCCTCTATGAAAGTCGCCACTAATAAGATAGTTTAGTGCGTATGAACCTGTGCTAATCCAATCAGTTGGATCATTAAACCCTGTGCTCATACCTGAAATACTTTTTGTTAAGTCCTTGCGGAACTTACTAACATCAAATGATTTAGCCATAGTTACTCCTTATTAAGCTAGATGATTGGCCCCCGTAGGGGCCATATAGTCGTATTAACCTTGACGAGCGCGGATCATTGCAAGAATGTCCTGTGCTCCGCCTGCAGGTTCAGCGGCTGCTGCTGGTGCTGCTGCTTCTGTTGCTGCTGCTTCTTCAGTTGACTTAAAAGGAATGTCATCGTTGCGCGGGTCTGCTGCTGGAGCAGGAGCCGGTGCACTTTGACTTGTAGCAGTTGCTTGTGGTGATGCTGCTTTCATTGGATCACCTGTACGTGCTTGCATACCTGCAGGACGGAAGTATTGACTCCAACGTTCTGCATCATATGCTTCGCCATCTACAGATGCTTCAAACATCTCTGACATTACCTTAACTTCTACTTCGCCTGGTTTCTTAGGCAAAAAGTCGCTCATGTTAAACAAGCCGTGTGTGTTTACTGCTGCCATTTCAGCATCGCCTAATGGACGCTCTCTACGTGCCCATGTGCTTGTGCCATAGTCTGCATAACCACCTTTTGATGTTTTGTTAAGACGGAAGTCTACACCAGCAGTATAATCTGTTGGTAGTTCTTCCATGTCAGGATCCATAAGAGCCTGCTTAATAATTTGAAAGATTTGAGGACCAATAATAAAACGTCTAATTGGATTCTCAGGAGTAGTGTCGTCTGTTAGCGGATTGTCCGTTACAAAGCCTTGGAAGATATAAGAACGTTTCTTCCAGTATTTACGACCCATATCTTCAAGAGCAGGGTCTTTAAACCAACCACGTACTTCTTGTAGAATGTTACATCCATCACCATACATTTCCATACATGGAACTTGTACTTGTACTGGACGTGAGTCTGTCTCACCCTTAATACCTTGGAACGGTAGTTTGATCATCAAACGCTCTTTCCAGAAGAAAGTGTTGTCTGCGTCCCCGTCAGGAAGGAAACGGAAAGTTGTACTTTCGCCTTCTTTGATATTCCAAAATGGGTAAATTGCGTTATCGCCGCCGCTTGTTGAACCACCTGTTGAACGTGTTTCTTGTTCTTTGAGCTTCGCTCGGATTTCTGCTAATGATGCCATAGTTGTGCCTCCTAATATGTTGCCTATGTCGTTGTTTAAGTCGTGTGCCTAAGTGTGCAGCACTATTACATACTACACGATATTATTTATCTTGTCAAGCATAAAATGCTTTATTATTGGATTTATCTTAGTCCAGCTAGTTGACGTACTCTGTCGTACTCTTCGTTGTCAGATTCTTTATGTACAGAATAATGTGGTCCATCATCGTGTGGAAAAGGTTGTTTGTCTAAATGCCGGCTAATCCTACGCCCAACAAACTGCCCTACACGCTTATTGCCTAGGGCCTTTCTAGTTGTTTTTACTAAAAAATGTCCATCTGGTCCATCGCCCATGACCATATATTTCATACCAGCTTCTTTGCTATTATGCACAGCCATAATGTCATGGTTAAGACCAACTGAAATGTGAACGTGATGCCCATCTTTATTTTCATCATCTGTTTCCATTTGCTGTGGTTGATCACGCATTTGCCACTCTTCGAACTTTGCTGATACTTGTTCAATGAATGACTTAGCAGGATTAATAAACTGCTCACCATAATCTTTTTCTACCATAGTTAATACAGCAGTTTCGCCTTTTGGAAATTGACCTGACTCTTTATCGAAGTAACTTAGAATAAACTCACCTAGAGGTGTTTTTTTGTCTTTTGTTTCTTCATCGTCGTTGCCCATTGCTTTTTTAATTGCAATGTCTTTTGCTGCCATATAATCGTCTGAGTCAATGTCGCCATCGTCATCATGATCTTTTCCGCCTTCTAATTTCATACCATTAATTAATTCCATTACTGGATACAATACAGTTACAATAGCATTACCAAACTTGCCGTTCTTACCTGATCCTGGCTCAGTTTCTAACTTCTTTGCTTCGCCACGTAGTTTCATCATTGCGTCAATTGCAGCTTTAGCGTTTTTATCCATGCCTCTAAAATCTTGAGTTTTATTTTGCAACCATGTAAATACATCCCATACATCGTTTGCATACTCGTTTGCTAAGTTGCCAGCGTACTCGCCATCTCCGGTTTCAATCTTTTTGCCTTTGCCACGCAATGCGCCTAATACATCAACTGCATCTTTTGCATTGTTAATGTATGCTTCGTCTACTTCTTTATCTTCACCAAACTGACCCATCATTTCTTCAAAGCCTTGCTCTACAGCAATTTCTTCTTTAGTTTTCTTTTCAGCTTTGCCGTGCTTCTTTTCACCTGCATAAGCCATAAGTGCTGATTCGTCCATCAAATCATCTGGGCCTAGATCTTGTGCTTTTGTTGCTTCGCTTACTAGTTTATAAATGTATGGGAATACATCTGCTAGTTCTTCATTAAACTGTTTAATAGTAAGTTGATCAGTCCAGTTCTCTGCAACGTCTGCTGGTACATCTTCTAAAATAGGTACTTCATATGCAGCAAATGCCTCTGCATAAAACTTTGGTTTTTGTAGAGCAGTAATTGTTTTTCTTACTGTATTGATACGATCTTTAACAACATCAACATACTCGCTTAGGCTTTCTGCCATTACTGCTGAGCGACCCATGTATGATTTAAACTTGCGTAGTTTTGCCATCTCTTCTGATAGTCCAATAATGTGCGAACCGAAGTCATCATACAAGTTGCCGCCTTCTGCTACGTGACGAGCCATTGCTCTTGCGCCGCTTAGGTGCTTAAATGGATACTTGAATCTTTCACCGCCTGCACTTTCAATGTAGATAGTACCAATCTTTTTTGTACGTGGATTGGATGCTTCTAAGTTTACATTTTCTGTATGCTTAATCATTATACGTGCTTCGCCAACCTTTTGATAGCTAGTACGTGCTGTGCCATATAGTTTTGATTCGTTCATATTACTGTCCCCGAAACGTCTGTTCGCTAAAAATTTATAATCTCTTTTTGTTAAATTTGATTTAGTAATATCTCTTACATCAAAGTCCATTAGTCGTTTTTTGCTAAACTGTCTAAGGTCTTTTAAAAATTCAAACCATGTATTCTTTGTTGCACTATCTTCGTTGGCAACAATATCTTTGGAGTATATTACTGTTAGGCCGTCATCTTCTGATATAGACACACTTACATTACCAAGCGGTCTGCCTGATTCTTGATATTCAAAATCAAAGAATCTAGCGTCTGTTGGTTCGTTAGTAGTCTTGCCGTCTTCGCCGCCGATAGTGACGCTAGGAAAACGACCTCTAATTTTATCGAATAATTCTTCGCCTATTGTGTTAAGATCTTTCATAATGTATTTATCAATAATTGCTACTAATGAAGATAGGCATTGGCATATCGTAATCGTCTAAATCATCTGTTTGATTAAACGAATCATATACTCGCGGGTCCCAATCTTTAAGCACTGCCATCATTCGGATAGCAAGCAGAGTTGCACTTACTAAGTCATCAGTCGTGCCAGGCTTTGCTTGATACGAACTTGACGTTGCAACAAAGTTTTTTAGTTCTGATATCAATGGCTTACTTAATACTTCCATTTTATCATTTTCGACCATGGTTTTTAATCGACTACACGCTGTAATTTTTGTACTGTGTGTAGTATTAAATCCTTTGCGGAATTTACGGACGTGGCCCTTGCGGATAGGCTCACTGACGAACAAACCCGGAATGTTCTCTTCACCGAAGTCGTTTATAACGATAAGGGCAGCCTCGCCTATGCCATTGTTCTCCACGCTCCAGTAAATTCCTTGCGGGTTTTGCGTTTGTTCTACTAGGTATTTGCACACCTCAGATAGAACTCTAATCTGTCCTGGAATAGCAGTTGTATTGTGTTGCCATTCAGCAACTTGTTTGTATGTTGGTAATTCGAATACTTGTATTGCAGCATAGTCACCCCCGGTTCCCATCGATGGATCTAATGCAATACAGTATGTATAATCACTTGTTGGCTTCTTGTACCAACGTATTTGTCCCATGTTAGTGATTGGCGAAATCCCTGTCATGTTTACAAGTTTAAGACTGTTAATTAATGTTTCATCAAAGACTAAGAACTCGCAGCCGTATTCACGACGAAACTTTTCTTCGCCGATACGTCCGATTTCAGCCTTCTTCCATTCTTCGTCACGATCAGGATGTTCGCTCCAGTGTGCAATAAACGAGTGAAAACCGTTTGTACCTAGCTCTTGCTCGTTGCCATATTCATCAAACTTATCTTCAGCTTGTTTCCAAATAGTAGCAAACGTATCTTCATCTGAGTTTGGTGTACTTGTAAGAATAGCACGACCACCTGTTGCAAGTGTAGGTGATATCGAAGTCCAAAACTCTTCAGCAATATTAGGCATAACAAATGCAAATTCGTCACAGTATAGTAATGAAATTGACATACCACGTCCTGTGTTGCCTGTTGTTGTTTGGCTAACTATTCGACTTCCATTTTCAAACTCTATTGAACCTTTGTTGTAACTTGTAACACCTGCTCTAATATGATCAGGACAACTTTCATAAACAAAGCGTATACGAGACATAATCTCTTGGGCACCTGTATACTTGTGTGCAGCAATAAGACATGTTTGATCTGGTACAAACATAGCATACCATGCTAAGTATATACTGGCACACGTAGTCTTACCTGTTTGTCTAGGCATCATATTGATGTTAAATCGATAGTTATGGTACGAGTGCATTAGTCCTAGCTGGTATTCAAAAGGTTTAAATAATAACTTACCTTTGACTGGGTGTTGAATGTATGCAAAGTGTTCAGCAAAATACAAATATCCGGTATCAGGATCCATACATTTTAGTAACTGATCTATTTGTTCTTCGGTATATTGTTCTTGCTTATTTGCTTTTTTAATAAGAACACCGTCAAGTGATTTACTCATTTAAACTCCAACTGCATTAATGTTTGGTCTAGTTTTCCAAAATTGTAGACATGAATATCTTGTCCATTAAGATCGTTTACAAACTTAACTGTGTTAAATCCGTCAGTAGTTACATACCGCATACCTTTTAGATTACCTAGTGCATGTGCTAAACTATCGGTCAACCCACATAGTCTAATATATTTATATAAGCCTTTTAGACTACAATTACTAGGCACACCTATCTTGGTTTTCTTAATCCAATTGTTTAGTATCTTAGGGTTAAAGCACAACTGCGATATGCCGCCACCTCTGAACTTATTGTAGCGTACCCACTCTACATTGTTAAAACTTTCTGATTGAGGATATACACCACAGGATAATTCAAATCCGTACGGTGCTAATTGATCGTATAAGTCAAATACAGTTTGGTATACTTTACCTTCATATGTACTGCCGCCTATACACAATATTTTATCAATACCGGCTTTCTTTGCAGCAATACATGTTTCATGCAATTCAGATTCAGTCTGAATATTTCTAGCACCTATATGCATTACAGCTTTTGCACTACCTGCAATTTCATTTAGTTCAATAGCAGCGTCTTTTACTTTTGATAAGTGTGTACCTGGCAAATGTGTTATGCTAACTGCACTTGCGGTATCAACTGCATAGTGAGATAAAACTTGCTTAGGTGTTTTCTCTATACTAATGTTCATATTATATTTAACCAAAAAAATAGCACCCTAAGGTGCTATTTGGGCCGTTCGCTCTGTCGGTAGAACGTTCTTATTTCTTTTTAGCTGCTGCTTTTGCTGCTGCGTTCTTACGTGCAATCTGAACATCTTTGAAGTCATTCTTGCCGTCGTCATTTAGATCTGGTTGCTTTTTCTTTTCGCTTAGTGCTGCAAATAGTTTTGATTTGATACTATTTTCCATTGCGGTTGCTTTACGAGCAAGTTCGCCTTGTGCTTCTGGACTTTTACCTTTAATAGCATAAGTAGTTTCGTCATCGTCCATCATATCGTCTTGTCTGGCATGCATCATTGCATCGCCGCGATCATCTTCAGCATCTTGCATATCTTGGTCTACTCTATCTTTAGCACGTTCAAGATCTTCGCCATCAAGTTCGTACTCTTCGTCACGTGCTTGTGGGCCAAACTCAGTATCTACATCACCACTTTTTGAAAAAGTAGCACGGAACTCACCATCTTCGTCGTATACCCAATTAACTGTGCCTTGAAGATCATCATCATAATAATCACCTTCTTGTTGGCCGCTTTCTTGCATCGGATTGTCGCCGCCAGCTACTGGCTTGTGTGAACCTTTTTCTCTGTTTAATCCACCTGATAAGTCTTTAGTCATCATTTGATGATCGCTATACTCTGGGTCCGGAGCATTATCGTATCCAGCATTAACCATCTCTTCTTGGCCTACTGATGGTTCCATGTCTGGTTGATCCTCTGGATCACTTACGATAGCATTTAGTCTTTCCATATCTTGACGCATTGGCATCATAGCCGGTGTTACTGGTTCTGCATCTTGAAGACCTGCGTTCTTCATCATTTTAATTAAGTCTTGTACATTCTTTTCGCCACTTGCATTAAGGCTAATGTTCATGCTGACCGGCATACCTTCGTCTGCTGGCTGCGGTGCCATTGCTGGATCAGCACTAGCGTTCATGCCACACTCTTCAATGTTATCCATTGATTCGATTAATTTTTTCATACTCATGTTATCAGCCTCCTACAACTGCTTTGGAATTTTCAGAAGTATCAATATCGCTAGACTCACCTGCTGGTGCAGCCTCCATTGGATCATGATCGCGTTCCTTACGTGCAGTTTCTAGTTCTTTAAGTAACTCCATTACTCTATTACCTGCTACTGCATCCTGTCCAGACTCGCCGCCTAATTCTTCTTTAGTTAAGATAGTCTCATACGGACCATCGTTTTTTGCTTCTTGCTCTTCAATTCTTGGGTCATCTGCTCCACGTACTATCACATGACTTTCATGTATACCACAACAGTTTCCTACATAGCTTTGCAATACTTGTGTAGTTGTCGGGTATCCAAC